TTTCACTAGAAATCACCAGTATAACTTCGAGCTTAGCGATCCTTCCAACTTCGGTTACTATCTGTCATTCTCTCAGGACAACCAGTATAAACTGGAGTATTCCTTCAACAATACTGTTAGAGAAGGCACTCCTGGCATCCAAGGTGCAGGTGCAAGCACTCCATTCGTTAAATTCCTGGTGCTTGGTGATGTTACTAACATCTCTTACTACTTTGACCCATCAAGGACTGGATCCAACTCCCCAGTTGGAGAAAATTCATATGTTGACGTTATTAACACTCCATATGCTGGAAGATTCGCTATTTCTCAGATTGTAAGCGATACTGAGTTTAAATTCCCTCTCAATAGAGAGCCTGAGAGATCATCTGCTGAAATTGGCACGAATGATCAAGAGCAAGAGTATTCCTTCTATTCAACAACTTCTACCAGAGCAGTTGGACCTATCAACTCAATTAAACTGGTTTCTCCTGGTGGATTCTATAAGAAACTGCCTATCATCTCCGATATTGCATCCTTCCGTCAAATTGAGAAGGTTGTCATCGTTGACGGTGGCACAGAATATGCATCTGGTGTCTATTATGATGTGCCTATCGCTGGAGATGGTGAAGGTGGTAAAGCAATTGTAACAGTAACCCTCGATGAGGAAACTGGATCTGGTGCTCTCTCATCTGTTGCTGTTAGTGATCCTGGTAAGGGATATACTACTGCATCTATCGATGTTGACGCTATCACTGGTATTCTTGGTCCCACGTTGTCTGGATCTGGTGGATCAGTAACTGTTATCATTCCTCTTGAGGGTAGTGGTGCATCTGTCTTCCTGACAGGTAAAAACATTGGTAAGATCAAGAGACTTAAGAATAATGAGTTTGGTTTCGGTTATTCACATGATTACACCCTGAAACCTGAAATTACCTTCCCAGTCAATCTCCAACTCTTCAATACTTCGATTCTATCGGAAATTAAGATTACTGACCCTGGTAGTGGTTACACATCCACCCCTGCAGTTGTTATTGAAGGTGGTGGTGGCACAGGTGCCGAAGCAATCGCAGTTATCAAGAATAACAGATTGAATGAGATCACTATTAAGAATCCTGGTGGTGGATACTCATCTGAGCCTGTTGTGACTCTGAAGTCTGAGTTTAACTATGTTGTTAACCTCGATCTTAACTATCTGCAGTTTAACTTCCCTCACGGAATCACAACTGGAGCAGAAATCCAATTCCGTGCTGAAACCGTTGGCACAACTGTCGGTATCCTTCCAAAACCAAGTAGTGCAGGTTTGACCTCTTTGGTTGCTGGACAAATCTATTATGCAATTGCTGGTAACTTAAATTCACTAGAATCTGATCAAATTCGCTTTGCCCTGACTTTACAGGCCGCACAAGCAGGTGATTACATCACATTCCTGACACAAGGCACTGGTCGTCAAGTATTGCTCACCGAAGTCTTTGGTGGTCGTGCAGAAGCAGTTGTTGCAACATCTCGCTTCCTTGAAGGCGAAGAAGTCTTCCAAGGCATTAATGTTGAGCAAGCAAGTGCAACGGGTAAAGTTTCCACCAACGTTGGTTGGCAAATCGGTCCTAAGATCCTCAAAATCGTTGATTACGATGGCGAGTGGCAGATGGGCGAAAAAGTCACTGGTAAAATCTCCAAAGCATCTGGTGTTATCGATAACATGAGTATTGCTCGTGGTGTGTTGAATATTGGATCTTTGACGAAGACTCCTGGTAAGTTTATCGATAATGTCGGCAAACCTTCCGAAATTGTCCAAAAAATCCAAGATTCCTTCTTCTACCAAAACTTCTCTTACGTTATTAAGTCCGAGATTCCAATTACTAAGTGGAAGACTCAATTGCTCCAAAATAACCACCCAGCTGGTTTCAACATGTTTGGACAGTTGCAACTGACTGGTGGTAAGGATATTTCGGGTCGTAAGGTCGGCACTGAGTTTACGAAGGAAGTTAACATCAATAACTACTCCAACGTTAACCAGATTACATCTTTCGGTGCAGCACAACCAATTTACACCGATTATAACAATACAGAGGTGCTTTTCCGTAAGAAGCGTCTTACTTCTTCTGAGGAAATTCTAACTTCGATTGTTAAGAAGTTGGATAGTATCCAGTCACAGTTTAATGGAATTGACAAGCAATTCCCACTTACGGTTGAAGGTCAGCAGGTTATCGTCCAACAAAACCAGTTGATGATCACTATTAATGGTGTGATTCAGTCACCAGGCGAATCCTACAATATTGTCGGTGGACAAATTGTATTTGCTGAGCCACCAAAACCTGCATCTAGAGTTAACTACAGGACCTTAGGAGTTACTCCTACGCCTATCTACCGTGTCGAATTATTCTCTGGTCAAGCAGGTCCTGCTAACTATGGAATCTTCCCAACTTTAGGGCAGCAAGTCCAAGGTAAAGATAGCGATGCTGTTGGCACAGTTATTGACTCTGGCACATCCCATATTGACATCATTAACGTAACGGGCACGTTTAATCTCAATGAAGCAATTGAGCGTGGCACACTCTTCTCTGGTTTGATCCTAAGCATCACCCAGTTGAATGTTAATACAATCTTCCAGTTTGGTGAGTCTCTTACCAACCTTGATGGAGATACTGCTATCATCGAAGAAACTAACATTGATGATCAAGGTGGTGTCACCGATCAACTGGTTGTTAGTAAGACTTCAGGTACTGCACAGTTTGAGACTGGTATCTTTGACTTCAGACTCAATGAGTTTGTATACTCAGCATCTTCCAAGATTGCTGGTCAAATCACCTTCATCTCCCCATATATCGATCCTGCCACTTCGGATGCAGTTGATGAGTTGATCATTAACCCTGGATCTACATTCTATGGTCTGCTGTTTGAGCGTCTGGTTAGTATTACTAATCCTAACGTCATCCTTGATAATATTTCCCAATCTTCTATTACACCAACATTACTGAATGATTCTACTAACAGAATCAACTCAGACTTCCTTGACTTTGAAGAAGTTAGAAATACTGAGATTGAATATACACAACTCACAGGTGGTGCATTCAGTGAAAATGATACAGTCCTGAATAACAGAGCACTGTTTGGTAATGCAGTTTCTGTCTTCCACGGTGGTGCTGCCAATAGATTTAAAGATGCTTCCAGAATGATTCTGGGTAACAAGCAAGAAATCATTGACTTTGCTGAAGCAGAGATTGCTGTCAAGCACCCTAGATTCTACTTCCCTGGTGATATCATCACTAATAACTGGAGTAGATACTCTGATGCATATCGTTTGATTCAGAAGAATCGTGAATACATTGCCAATAAGGCATACGATGAAATGATGACTCAGTATTCATCATTGACCGTTCCTGATCCTGGTAAGTGTGTCCGTGATATCTTGCTCTATATCGATGCATTGTCTCTTGACACCTTCCGTGGTGGAAACGTCTATACCTGTAAGTTATCACAAAAGTATTTTGATGCTGATAACAACTTTGTATATGTCAACTCCGAGTCTCAAGAGACTCGTTATGGATTCGAGAAAGCAAAAGATCTGATGCTGCTGGCATTGACCAACAATATCACTGCCAACTACACTTCACAGTATGGTCCTAATACAGGAATCACATACACAGCATACAATGAAGTTGATGCTGGTGGTTATAGTGGAAATGGCATCAATCCTGACCCATCACCTAATGACCCATACGGCACCAATGGTGCTAATGTTTCAAACAACAACACTGATAACTGCTCAGATGTGCAGGCAGCGATTACCACTCTTTATGATGTCGTTAATGAGGTAATGTTGAATGGCACCCTGGTCGATCTTCCTGATGTCTCAGTTGGATCATATTCACCTGGTCAAATCAAGTGTCGTCGCGACATTGGTCTTATGATTGATGCTCTTGCAGAAGATATTTCACAAGGTGGCAATTACAACATCGTTGAATTTACTAAGAAGTATTTTGATGCTGCTGGTGCTCCCATCGCTAACGGTTTGATCGGTGAATATGCCGAGTCATTGACTGCCATCGACAAGGCAATGCATCTGGCATTCCGAGCAATTAACAATCTACTGTATTATCAAGTTAATAGTAGAGTCCCCGAGTCTGGATACATGCTCAAGGATCCTAGCACCTATGCTGGTCCTTATTCTGACGGTGCTACAGACCTCTCTGAGTTTGATGTCAGTGCTGCAGTTTATACACCTTCAAATGGTAATCTGGTATTGACAATCGGCACTCACTCGCTGACTGCATCTGATACTGTCAAGATCCGTCCACATTCCTTGAAGTTTACATGTGCATCTGATGGAGATGCAACCTTCCACGATTATCCTCGTGCTGGAGATCCTGCATTCAATACGAATCTTGCAGTCTCTAGTCCAACTGCCACTACGATTACAGTCAATATTGGTGCTACACCTCTATTGCAATTCACTCCTACTGCAGCAGTATACAGTCCTTCAACTGGTGACATGGAGCTCACCATTGGTGCTCATACACTTGAGTTGAATGACTATGTGAATATCTCAGATAACGCTCTGACGTTTACTTGTGATAGTGATGACAATGCCAGCACTCACACATATCCTAGAGCATCTGATCCTGCATCTGGTCGCCGCTTGTATATCCATGGCACTACTGCCACTACGATTACAATCAACGTTGGCAACTCCCCAGATGATGCTCAGTTTGTCCACGCCTTTGTCAGTGCTACTTCCAATTCGGTCACTAGCGGTGGTGGATATGCTCACACATTCGTCAATGCACTGCCAAACGCAGTCCATAATGGTGGGGGCATAAGAGCACAATATTACGACCCATATTACTCCTCAGGCCGAAACGAGACAATTCAGAATTGTGCAGACGTACAGGCGTATATCGCGACTTTGGTTGATATCTCAACAACAGCAATTTCTGCTGGAAATCTTACCAATATTAACGCTCTCGCATCTATTACTGATGGCACCTTTGTCGCGGGTGAAAACATTCGCACCACGAAGATTGCATACAAGGATCGTGCGGGTGGTTTGTTTATCGTTGGCAACACCATTACTGGTGTTACTAGCGGGGCAACCTTTGAAGCAATCGGATCTAATTCTGGTCTGAAATGGATCTTCGCTGCTTCTGTCACAGGCACATTCACCGATCGTGAATATATCACCAACTCTTCTCTTGCAAACCAGAATAATGTCTCGCAGAGTGTTATTACCAAGTATAAGAGATTGTCTGGTAGCAAGTCGGTAAGATTCCCAGCAACTGGGTATCTGGTATCTAGAGATAGTTACGACTTCTCCTTCGGCAATACAGCAGACTTCACCATCCAAGGATGGTTTAATGCAGATGCAATTGGCACAACCCAGCATCTGATTGACTTACGTCGCTTGTCTGCAACTTCAGGTCTGAGAGTTGTTATCGACGCGACAGGTGCTGTCAAGGTCTATAACGGCACATCACAACTTCTGACTGGTGGCACGATCATTTCTAATAACTGGCATCACATCGCAGTCGTGAGGACAAGTGCTGTCCTGCAATTGTATGTTGATGGTATCCAGGTTGGTGGCAATTATGCAGACACCAATGATTATGGTTACGCTGCAGCATACATCGGTGCTGACTTTAACGCTGCTAACCAGTTTACTGGATATATCGATAACTTTGTTATCAAGAATGGTGAGTCTGATTTTGCTACTGCATTCACACCACCAACTCAAATTGACTACAGCAACCAGTATGTCGTGTTTGGTCTTGATGGTGAGCAACCATTCGTTATGGATAACCAGGAGACTTATGCGATCTACACAGGTCAGCGTATCTCCTCTGCTGCTATTAAGGAACTTAACTACGATCAGAAGTTTGCAATCATTGAGAATGTTGACCTTGGCAGATCAGATCACAGGAACGCTGCTGATATTATCGATCTCAATGCTGCATGGATTGCTGAGGAGGCAGTTGGTAGAATGTCTGCTGCATTCCCAGACTTCACTATTCCTGGTGATGACCCTGCTGAAGGCACTTATGGCGGATCAAACAAGTGTGTCAGAGACACCAAAGATTACATCATTGGTGCTCTTGTCAAGGACTTGAAAGACGGTGGTAACTACAACTCACTCTACACTGCTCGTACATACCTTGAAGCATCAGGCAAACTGAAGCACGTTGGTGGCGAGATTCTGCAGACTCTGTATGCATGGGATCAAGCATTCGTCTTGTCCAAGTATGTGATTACTACTACTGATGTCAGTCTGACTGGCACCTATACAGATAGACTGAGAATTCCTAATAACTTTGCTTCACCAGCATCACAAACCATCCAAGATGAGTTTGATCTGCTAGGTCGCGAAGTGCTGGAAGTCCTTGCACCTAATCCTGATATCTTCAGAGACACTGGTGTCCTTATCTGGAAAAACCGCGATTATATCGCTCAGGAAACTGCCGAGTATATCCTCGACAAGTATACAATTAACTTCGGTGGTGTTGAAACACCATTCCTCGAAATGCCTGGTTATGGTCAACCATACTGTGAGAGAGATGTTAAGAAATTCATTCTCCCTGCCGTAATTGCTGACCTCTGCACAGGTGGCACATACAACACTGAAGCAGTCATTGATCAGTATCTTGATGATCAGGAAAACATCTTGCATGTTGAGCATGAATTGAATCCAATGTTGGATGCATTTGAATATGCGAAGATGCTTTGCATTAAGGCAGGCAATAACTTGCTGCTGTCTCCTGGTGAGGCATCTGCTGCACTCGGTGCTCCTGCTTGGGCACAAGATGACTACTACACCCCACTATTCACAACACGTACTGCATATAGAGATGATACTATCATCATTGACGATGAAGGTTATCCCCAAAATAACGTTTCTAATTGGAATCGTTACAAGGATGCTACCAATACTCTCAAGGTGAATGCAGATCTGATTGCTCATGAAGCAGTTGAGATCATGAATGACTTGTCCAAGTATGGCAAGTTTAATATCCCTGGCGGTCCAGTTAATTGTGTGGATGATGTTAAGGATGTCCTCCGAGGACTCACCCATGACCTCAACTACAACTGTAATGAGAAGACTTGGGATGCTGCATCACTCTATATTGAGACTGAGAATAACTCACTCAAGCATATTGAAAAAGAATGGGAAGCATCTGTTACCGTTATGAAGATTGCAAGAGACCTTGCAACTCTCACCATGAGAAATGGTTTCGGTAGAGATTATATCGAAGGTAATGATCCTTTGAGCACCGATCTCGCTTCCTATAATGCAAACCCATATGAAGCAATCTATAAGGATTGTGCAGATGTAATTGATTCCAACATTCGCCGTATTGCAGAGAATGCAGTCTACGAAGGTCTGGTCAACTATCCAGCACTAAACATCAACGGTGGATCTAGTGCAATGTGGTGGAAGGAATTTACACCTACCACTGCAGGATATATTGCAGCATCTGGTGTGCTGACTCTTACCATTCCTGGTCATGGACTAAGCAAAGGTGAGTCAATCAGTATTGCAGCAAACGGTCTGACTTTCACATGCAGTCAAGATTCTAATGCTACCAACCACCCATATCCTCGCAATACAGACCCTGCATATGAAAAGCGTCTGGTTATTGAAGATGTCACTCAAGACACAATTGCAGTTAATGTAGGCAGGTCTCCATCAGGTCAGCAGTATACACACACGTTTGTATCTGCAGTCACTGGTGCTATTCGCTACGGATGGAATACTGGTGGAGAGCACTTCACTCCATCAACTGCTTCTTATAATGCATCTTCGGGTGATATGGTCTTGACCATCCCCAACCACTCCTTCAATGTCGGTAATAGAATGTCTATTGCTGAAGATAGTCTGGTATTTACTTGCTCAAACGACAGTTATGGTAGTGAGCATTCATACCCACGTAAGGGCGATCCTGCATACAATACAACCGTTGGAGTTACTGCAGTCGGCACATCTTCTCTAGATGTAACTGCTGCAACATATGCTGCTGACAGTGGATTGATGACACTCACCTGCTCCATGAGTCATGGGTTGTCAACTGGAAACAGAATCAAACTGGTTACTGACTCCTTGAGATTCACATGTGATCAGGATGCTAATGGTAGCAATCATGATTATCCTCGTGCTACAGACCCTGCAGCAGATAAGTGGTTGATTGTTACTGTCATAGATGCCACTACGGTCAGTTGTTATGTTGGTGCTGCAGCAGTTGCAAATCAGTATACGCACGCATTCGTGAGTGCAACTTCTGGAGCAGTTGTTAAGCAAGATGGCACGGTTACGGTCAACGTCGGTGCTTCTCCAGTTGGTCAACAGCATACTCACGTATTTGTAAGCACTACACCTAACTCGATCACTTCTTCTGGAAGCATTGATTGTATCCATGATGTAACCGATATCCTGAGAGCACTGGTCTTCAACCTCAAGTATGGTGGAGACAACTGGATGAATTATGTTTCCGAATTCTATGTTACTTACGCAGGTAACCTGGCACATGTGACATCTCTGGCAACAGAAACAAATTGGATTCTGGATAAGACTAAGGAGTATGTGAAGCGTGCAATTCGTGGTCAGATTATCGCAAATAATTCTGGTTATGAGATTGCTCAAAACTTCTCCAATGCAGTCCCCAAACCCACTACGGTGCTTCTGCCATCATCACCAGACACAGGTCTTGAGATCGGTGGAACATATGCTCAGAATCCTACACGCACGTTTACTAATGGCGTTATCGATATCGATAACTCATCCAGCTCCACAACTGGTCAAACCATCGATGAGGATTTGACTTGCAGTTGTGTTACGGTCCTCCCTGCAGGCACACCTGCTGATGGCGTCCTCTGGGAAGGTGGTGGTAGTGGATATGGATCCTACATCGGCATCAGAGACAGCGGCACATATCTGAGACTTCGTGCTGGTGATGGCGGCAACTCTTTTGCTGGCGGCACTACAACTTACACTGATACTGGTCTTGCACTTCTCGACGTGGCAGTTTCTAGTCTGTCAGACTACTTCGATGGTAATGAGCACGAGATCACTTGGGAGATTAGAGTTGGCGGCACTGCTGCTGCTGGTCCTGGTCGTGTCAAACTCTGGATTGATGGTAACGAAATCGGATCTGCTGAAACTCCTGGTGCAGGCACCTTTACTGGTCTTGGTGCTGGCACTGGCGCATGGTCAGATGGTAATGTGGGTGGTTTTGCTGCTACGGCAGGTGCTGTGCCATCGGGTGAATCAACAACAGCATGGGCATATGCAACAGGAGATCTTACATACTATAGATCACGTCTAGTCGATCCTGGTTATACAGGACTTGAGTCTGATGATGTTGCTGCGAGAATTGATTCTCTGATGCTTCTGGTCACAGATGCAATTTCCAACCCTAGTAATGTTACTAATCGCACGAGCACCCTTCCCTGGATTTGGCCCGTTAAGTATACCCCTGAAGTTTGTGTAAGAGATCTTACAACTACATTTGACAGCAGTGCTGCTGAGATGAATCAATCATGTAATGAAGTTGCTTCTGCCATCGATACCTTGATGAGCATCTATATTAATACCATTGAAAACGCAGCAAACAACAATACTAACTATCTCACGGGTGTTGCTAGGACTACAAGGTCTAGTGCATATACCAATAGCATCTATCAGGAAGGCACATGTGCTGACGTAGGATCTGCAATTGAAACTCTGTTTGATCTGATGAGTAATACTCTCGGACATGGCAGGAATACCGACAAGATGATAGCAACTATGCTTCTCTTCAATGAGAATGCAATTGCTACCAGAGCATACGATGCAACTCTTGCATATTACGGGACAACTGCTATGACAGTTGACTTCTGTAAGGATATCATTAAGGCAATTCGTTATGACATGGTTACAGGTGGTAATGCAGGTGCGTTTGGACTTACCCAAAACTGGTTTGATGGTGAAGGCAACTTTATCGCCTTCCAAGATGTCCTTAGATCACATCTAATATATGCTAATACACGCGTACGCGAGTATGTGAAGAGTGTCTTGTATCAGTTGACAACCGATCCTGGTTGGGCAAACTACACAACATACAATGCAGCAGTTGGTGAGACCCTTGATTACAACAGAGAAGCATCTGAATTTATTATTGACTCTTCTATTAACTGTGTTGAATATTCACTGGAGACTTCCAAATTCCCAACTGAGGGAAGTGTAACATTCATTCCTAGCTCCGATTGCCAAAACTTCAAGCGTCTATATGAAACGGGCGAAGATTATAATACCGATCCAGCATTGGTATCGCTTACGCCTGTTGTGCCAGTTGGTTTCGACCGTGCTGAGTATAGAATCAGAATCAATCGCACTAACTCTTTCAGAAGAGGCGATATCCTGCAATACATCCCAGCATCTACAAATTCTGTCAAGGCATTCACAAATCAACCTTACTGGTATGTGATGACTGCCACTGCACAGTGGTTTGAAGTTGGTGCTCACTACATTCACGATGGTAGATTCAGACAACTTGAAGTTGATCTTTCCAATAATGGATCACAGATCTTCGCAGTCGTCAGACGTAGTGGAATTACAAGAAATACTATCTCGTATCCTGCTGATCCATCACAAACCCCAATCCAAGGTGGATTCAATCCTGCTGATGTCATCTACGGCACAACCTCAGAGTCTAACTCCGAGGTTGCATCTCTCTTACTCAACCAGGCGAAGATCAAGCGTCTGTATGAGCGTTATGAGTTGATCAACGTCAGTGCAACTCTGGGTGTTTATGAAAACTTCCTCAATGGTGAGCAAGTATTTGTCCAAGGCACACCTTCCATCACCGCCACCGTCCTGCAGACAACTAAGACTGCAAATGATGGCACCAACTTCCTCAACCTGACTACAATCGCTGGAGTTATTAACGACGGTGCAATTCTTGAGGGTCTAGATTCTGGCACGACTGCTGAGGTTTCCTCACACGACGATCGCATGTTAGTCAATGTCCAGAGAGGTGCTTTCGCACAAGGTGACTGGTTGTTTGATAAGAATACTGCTACAGAAGCATTCGCTAATCAATACGAAAACGCTTCTGGATCCCTTACGGGCAATGAAGGTGGTCGCATCACAATTGATGTTGAGACAATTGATTCTCCATGGGAAGCAGGTGATGTTATCTACGGTAGTGTTACTGACTATATCCTTGATGTTAAGGGTCTATCAGGCACACAGATTCAACTCAACCAATACATCCATGGCACCAATATCATTCAACTTGAGTTGGGACCAGCAATTATTGATACTGGAGTCTCCGACACATTCCGTGTGGGTGACGAGATCAATCTCCTGCAAGGCACCACGATCAAAGAGCCTGGATTCAAGGCAACTGTCACCAAGTATGTAAATGGATTAAATGCAGATCCTGCAGATCCCAACTATGGAATTCATAGATTGTGGATTGGTAATCTGGTCCCTGCAGTCAGTGGTCAACTCGTTGCAGACATTAGTGAAGTCACCAACGGTGCCAACAACATCGGTAAGATTGATATCGGATCTAACTTCCCAACAATCTACGCTAACGTAGTTTCTTACACAGACACTGCATCTAGCGTATACGGGCGCGTGGCTGCTATTGACCAGCAGGGCATTACGGCAACTGTCTGGTTGGAAAATGTCTCAGGCACCTTCCAAGACAACATGAGCGTTATTTCCGACTATGGGTGGGGTGGTGCAGTTACTTCTGCACGCACGCTTGAGGGTCGTGTTGATCGTTACTTCCGTGGTTTCGATGGTAGTCAGACACAGTTTGATCTCACGATCAGCAACGGTGAAGCATACTTCCCAGATCCTGCTGGTCATATGCTCATCTTCGTCAACGGCATCCTGCAACCTCCTGGTGGTAACAACTCCTACGTTGCATTCTCTGACAAGATTAACTTCTCTGAAGCGCCCGAAATCGGATCTGAATTCGTTGGTTACTACGTTGGTAAACTTCGCCAGATGGATGACATCAGTTTCGAGTTTGACTCGTTACGATCGTCCTTCAACCTCAGACGTGAAGGGTTATTCTACTCGCTGACGCTGACTGAGGGTGTTTCTTCTAACGTGATTCGTCCAGAAAACAACATCATCGTTTCGCTCAACGGTATCATTCAGGAACCTGGAGTTGCATATGAGATTGTTGGATCTAGAATCATCTTCGCTGAAGTGCCTCGCGCAGGATCAACCTTCGTAGGATTCTCCTACATTGGATCTGACACTGACGTGATTGCAGCGACAGTTGTGCCACCTGTGGAAGCAGGAGACCAACTCTACATTGAGGGTGAAGAATTTAATCGCGAGGTTGCTCTGATTGAATCTTCCAACTCACTGATCACATTTGAATACACAGGATCTGTTAAGGGTCGTAACGCAGCAGCAATTGCTGAGATTAGATCTGGTCAAATTGAAAGTGCAATTCTTACAAATCCTGGTGATGGTTATAATTCACGCCCCAACGTGGATGTAATTTCATCTTCAGGTTTTGATGGTCGCATCAAGGCATTGATGGGTATTACTAGAATTGACGTGAAGACACCAGGATCTGGATATTCTAGTCCTATTGTTTCAATTGATAACACAGTCCCTGATGACTTTGTAACTCCTTCAGGCACACCCATCAACGGTGGTTTCGATATCTACGCAGGTGAGGGACCTGAAGGTAGTGCTGGAAGCAATATCACTCCTGGCGCAATTGCCATCCTACAAGATCCTGTTAACGTCACCGTTAACCAAGGTCAGACTGCTGCATTCTCAGTGGTTGCAACGGTCAGTAACAATGAGCAACGCAACTACCAGTGGCAGAAGAAGGAGTATGGCACACAGACATGGAGCAACATCATTGGTGCTAACCAATCATTACTCGATACGGGTATTGCTGCACAGGCAGATGATGGTGATGAATATCGTGTTGCAATCACTGCAGCGGGTGCAACGCCTGTCTACTCACTGAGTGCAGTACTTACGGTGCAGACTGGAGCTACTGTAATTAGTAACTTCAACCCAGCATCAATCTTCGATGACATCTAAATAAAAGTAAAACGATGGCGGCAACAGCAACCTTTAATGATGCCACTGACATACTCACGGTGGAGGCAGACAATCTGCCCACCCCTGTGAGTTATGGCACGTTTCCCAATAGCAACAACCCCCATACGGTAACAGCGCAAGATTTCGATCATGCCTTCATTTATCGTGGTGGCACTTTTGGTATTAGTCGCACGTTCGATGTTAATACCTGGGCGCAAGATGGATTCATTAGATCCATAGCATTATCCTTAGATGATAATGGTTTATTTGGTGTAGGTAACCAGATACAAGTTGGAGACAGACTTATGTTTGTCTTCAGTGATGGAATTAAAAAAGTATTCCTTTACATGGGCACACAATTTACCTCAATTGCAGGTGAATGTTGGTTGGCAACTGATGATAGGTTGGACTTGATCATGGAAGATCAAGAGTCCTTAACGTCAGGGACATATAGTTACTATGACCAGAGAAATGCAAGATCTTCAACTCCTTTGGGTACTATTGGCATCGCTGCTAATGGCGTTGCCTTGTTTAATCCTAGTGCTGGCACTGGTGGAAATCCTCCCTCTGGTTTCAGTTGGAATGCTCACTATGAATACTCTCCTGTAGATTTTGGAGACGACAATTGCGGTGGACACCCTGAGCAAAATGGTCAGTATCACTATCACGATGGTCACTTTCTAGATTGCTGGAGAGATGGATCATCGATGGCAGGATATAATGATTACTACGGTGCGACACAATATAATGGAGACAATCTTAGGCATCCCGATGGACATTCTAAGATCATTGGGTATGCTTTTGATGGATTCCCAATCTATGGTCCTTACGGTTATGACCTACCATGGGATAACCTTACAGGATCCCGTCCTATGCAGTCTGCGTATTCCACAAAGGCACTTGAGGTAGCAGGGAGACCAGATTATGGTAGCACCACTAACAACCCCCCTGCAGGGTCATTAATGCAGGACTGGGAGTATATTGAAGGTGGCGGTGACTTAGATTACCACAATGGAAGATTCTGCATTACACCCGAATTTCAGTCAGGCACTTATGCATATTTCCTATCTGTAGATTCCGAAGATGTTGATTCACCACAATTCCCATATATGGTTGGTTTAACAACTAGGGAAAGTATTAATACAGCATTTACTCTTCTACCCGTGCAAGCACCTCCCTCAGGTGGTGGTGAAGGTGGGGGTCCTGTTGTACCCACGTTGCAATTTATCAACCAACCACAAAATGCTACGGCAAATGTTGGGGAGACTGCCACATTCTCTGTCCAAGCACGAGTGTTGCCTGAAGATGGACCCATTGCTTATCAGTGGTATAGATCTACTGACGGAGGTTTTGCGTTTGCTGCTATTACAGGAGCAACTACAAACTCATATACTATAAGCACACTTGCATATATGACAGGGTATAGATTCCGTTGTCGTATTATTGGTCCACTTGGAGTATCAATACAATCATCCAATTCTCCACTAGACTCTCAAGCTGCAGTATTAACTGTTGCTGGATCTGGTGGTGGTAGTGGATCTACATCAAATAGATTCGATAGCACGCAGGGCACTCTTGACTCTACGGCACAAACCTTCGATGGCACCTAAATAAAACTGTAGAAATTACCTAACCATGGCAAAGCAAAACCTTAGCATTGGATCGTCAGCTAATGACGGGACTGGTGATAGTCTTAGAGATGGCGCTATTAAACTTAATAGTGTAATTGACGAAATCTATACCGCTCTCGGCAACGACACTAATTTACTTGTGAATGTTGGGACACCACTTTCTGGACAAGTATTGAAGTGGAATGGATCTCAATTTGCTGAGGGTCATTTTGATTCCTTGAGTGCAGATCTAGATACTGGTGGATTTGATATCACCTCTTCTAATAATGTAGACGTTACTATTAAACCTAATGGTAGCGGTGATATTAAGTTTTGGACAGGGGGTACTGGAAGTGCTCTTACTTATATTGATGGTGCTGATGGAAAACTAAAATGGTCTAACCATTTTGATGACGTTTCAAGTCTCCCAGATGCATCAAACCATCATGGTATGTTTGCTCATGCCCATAGTGAAGGACATGGTTACTTTGCACATAGTGGTGCTTGGGTCCAAATAATTGATACCACTTCTTCTATTGGAGAGATTGCTGACGTTGACATGACAGTCGGCGGTGGTCCTTCTGATGGTCAAGTCCTCAAGTGGTCTGCTGTTAATAGCAACTGGTATCCAGATAATGACGAATCTGGAGGTGGCGGTGGTGGTGGCACTACACAAAATTTATTTGAAGGTATTAATGCTGATTCGGGATCTACTACAGCGAGTGCTGCTACTGACGTGCTCACTATTGCTGGTGGCACTAATATCTCCACATCTATTGCTGGTGATACGGTAACGATTGATATGACTGGGGCGCTTGGTGCTCCTGATCAAAATCTTTTCTCGGTTATTGGGTCTGATTCTGGATCTAAAACTGCAGGAACTGCTACAACAACTATCAATATTATTGGTGGCACTGGAGTTAGCACAGCAATTTCTGGTGAGAATCTTACAGTTACTAACGATTCCCCTAACGTTGATCAAAACATTTTTGCGACAGTAACTGGTGATAGTGGCACTACTACTTCTAACTCCACTACTGGATCATTGGCAGTCAGTGGTGGAAGCGGTGTAACAACAACTGTTACTGCTAATACCGTCAGCATTGCTGCTGAATTGTTTCTTGCTAGTGGTCAGTCTCTGTCAGAGAATCAGAGTTTCATTACTAATGTAAGTGGTGAAATTGAAGCGGTTGCATCTGCTGCTGTTGGTTTTGAGATTATTGGTAGCACAAGTGGTGGTTATGGATTTAGCAATAATGGTTGGAGTGGAAGTGGAAACCCAACAATCTATGTCTATCGTGGTTTCACATACAGATTTAACAACACCACTATGTCTGCTCACCCATTTGCTCTAAGACAGACAAGTGGTGGATCTGCCGTAACTGCTGGTGTGACTGGATCACAAGAGGGTGTCCAATATTGGACCGTGCCTATGACCCTTGCAGCAGGCACAACATATGTCTATCAATGCACCATTCACTCTGGAATGGTCGGTAATCTCGTGGTTGTCTAATGTCAAGAGTAGTCCCTGGATCTGGCGCTTCAATTTTCCCTATATTTAATAGTATTTACGGGGTACGAGAAGTCTATGTTACTGATGGTGGAAGTGGGTATGACCCCGCTGATCCACCTAGACTCCGTATTGGTAATTGTGGCACACCTATCAGAGATGCGGTTTTAAGAGCTGTCATTGAAGGTGACAATGGTGAGATTACAGCAGTGGAAGTGTTGGATCCTGGTGAAGGATATGATCCACTAAGACTAGAAATCGGAGACGATAATGCTACCGTGCCTGCTGAAGGTAAGGTATTCCTTAAGGATACTGGAGCAATCGACTTCATCCAAATGACTCAATTTGGTGATGAATACTTTGCTGCTAATGCAGAAATCAAAGGTGGTGGTGGGTCTGGATCTGAGTTGGTGCCAATCACGGGATTGGTTACAGGTCTATCAATTGAAGAGTTTGGTAGAAACTATACTGAAGAAGACATTAATATCATCATCTCAGGTGGTGGTGGACAAGGTGCAACTGGTGTTGCTGGTGTCAATCAGTTTGGTAAGGTTACTGCTATTACACTCACTAATCAAGGTGAGTTTTTTGAAGATCCCCCTCTGATTCAAATCATCGGTGGTGGTGGATCTGGTGCTATTGCAGAGTCATATATTAATCTTGGTGTTATTGACAACATCGACTTATTAGCAGGTGGTGACGGTTATGTAACCCCACCTCAAGTTATCTTTACTAGAGATACTAATCTTATTAAGACAGCAAGAAATAGACAGTCACTGAATTCCGTTGTCTATAACTTGTCGGGTATTCTTAATGATGTCACCACTGGCGCTGAGACTATCCATGTTGAATCTACTGCACCTTATCCTGGATCAGGTAAGGTCCTTTTAGGTAGAGAGGTTATTAGATATACTGGTAAAACAGCAACAACATTTGATGGATGTGATAGGGGCACTAACTTTAGATTTGACCAGAAAGTCATTTTGGATTCTTTACAGAATGACGCTAACACTGGTGAAACTGCTTATGACTTCCAAGTTACGGACAAAGTAAGACGTGTTATTGAGTCTGCATCTAATAGAATAGCAATTGTATATGATTGGGATCCTGTTGAAAGAGCACTTTATCTAACGTTTGAAGTTGATGAGTTGGCATTTATTGATGCTGGCAGATCAGGTGAGAAGTCAAAGATCATTGCCTTCTTTGCTGGCACATCGGCATCTTCAGGTACTGGTGTTGCTCCTCATACTCTTATTGAAAGAGAAGGTAGTGATATTGTTGCTTTTACAACTCCCTTGTCAATAATTCAAAACAGAGTTTTTGAAGATGATGATGAAGAGTTTGTAGATGAAAATGATGTGCAGCAGTTTGGGGATGGTATTCCTGACCTTCTGAATACTGGCACAGATTATGAAAACCAAGTTAATTTGGATGGAGGCATTGCCTCGTCTAAATATGGTATTGAGGAAGAATTAGGTGGCACAAATACCACACTCTTCCAAATTGGTGATCAAATATATGACGGTAGTCCAACTCAGTTAGTTGCCACTGTAGCATCTGCTGGTGCTCTTGGTGATGGCGATGCACACATTTCAACTGCATCAATTACTATTGAGTATATGACTTCCTCGTTGTTCTCAATTCCTACTACTGCAGGAGCAGAAACTGTTACTGGACAAACATCTGGTATTGCAGCAACAACAACAAATCGCAGGACAGGCGAAAGAGAAGGACAGTTTGTTCTTGATGTCCAATCCATTGTTTCAAATGACCCAACTTATAAGTTTAGTCCTGGCGAAACACTTCAAGGCAATAGTTCTGGTGCTCAAGCAAAGATTATTGCTGTCGAATATAATAACTTCCTCAGAAATGAGGGTGAATAACCTCCATAAATAAACCTATAGGATAATTGGTAACCAATGGCGCTACTAACCGACCAATTTAGAATCTTCACTGCCAACCGACTTATCAAGTCATTGCAGGGTCCTGACCCTACACAGTCTGATATTTTAGCAGGCAGCAGCCGCGATAGACTTTACGTCTTCATCGGTCGTCCCCAACCATGGGATAACGAAAACGCAGCGCCTAGTCCAGTGGACTCTTTCCAAGAGTTTAGTGATGACTTTGCTGACATGATTTCAATGAAACGTGTTTTGGCAAATGACACCATCCAAGTTATCCGTCGTACTGACTGGATTCCCCCAGAGCAAACCACTGGTGGTCTCGGTTATGTTTATGACATGTATCGCCATGATTATAGTGCAACTAAGACAGCATCTTCGGGTGCTACTAAATTATACGATGCAGACTTCTACGTTGTTAACTCATCGTATCAAGTCTATAAGTGCATCTACAATGGTACATCACCTGCTGATCCCAACGGTAAGCCTTCTACTGTTGAGCCTACTGGCACCTCAACATCTATTATTACAACTGCCGATGGTTATCGTTGGAAGTATATGTATACGATCCCTGTGGGTCTCGTTCTGAAATTCTTCAGTAACGAATATATGCCAGTGTTGGAGGACTCTGCTGTTGTATCTGATGCAATTGGTGGTGAGATCGACACAGTTATTATTTCTTCTTCAGGAGCAGGATACAACAATGGAACCTACGAGAATGTACCTATCAAAGGAGATGGTGTTGGCGGTCGTGTTTCTCTGGTTGTCGATGGGGGGCGCATTGTTAATGCTACTGTCACTTCGGGTGGATCAGGATACACCTTCGGTAAAGTCATCATCGATGAGGTCAACGGTATCGGAGCAGGTGCAGGATCAGGGGGCACCGTTGAGGTAGTCATTCCTCCTGTCACTGGACACGGTGCAGAACCAACCACCGAAATGGGTGGATATCGAGTCATGATCAACACGAAGTTTACATATGCTGAAGGCAGTGGAGACTTCCCAACTGATAACGACTACCGTCGTATTGGTTTGGTGATCAACCCTAATAGGTATGGCACAAGTGAATTGGCAGCAGACCTCACATTGTCTGCAACTAAGTCAGTTATCTTTGCACCTACCTTTACTGGCAACTTCCAAACTGACGAAATTATTACACAATCAAGGACTATTGGTGGTCAGCAAGTGACTGCTCGTGGTCGTGTGATCTCCTGGAATAACATTACTAAAGTGCTCAAGTATTACCAGAATAGAATTGATGGGGTATTCCCAGAATTTACTGGTAGTTTGATTGAGTTTGAAGGTGGTAACCCAGTTGTTGGTGCAACCTCAGGTGCATCAGCTGACCCTGATATTAACTTCCCGATTGTTTCTGGATCTTCAACCCGTGTTATCAATAACACTGAGTATGACCTAGGTATGTCATTTACCAATGGTTATGCAAAACCAGAAGTCCAACCTAACTCTGGAGAAGTTATCTACATAGATAATAGAGGCGCGATTACTCGTGCTGGCGACCAAATCGAAGACATTAAGATCGTAGTAGAGTTCTAAACGATGCCCCAGAATACCAATCTAAATATTGCTCCTTATTTCGACGATTTCGATAAGGATAAGAATTTCTACAGAGTGTTGTTTCGCCCTGGATATCCCATCCAAGCGCGTGAATTAACGACTCTACAATCGATTCTTCAGAATCAAATTGAATCCATCGGTCAGCACTTCTTTAAAGAAGGTGCAATGGTCATCCCTGGTCAAGTGGGTTATGATCTCAATGTGCAGGCAATTATTCTGCAGCAGTCATTCCTCGGTGTCGATATTGAGACCTATAGGACACAACTTCATGGTCAGATCATTGAGGGTATCTCAACTGGCGTGAAGGCAAAGGTACTGTTCTCCATCTCCAGTAGCACCTCAGATCGTGGATATGTCACACTATACGTTAAGTATATTGAATCTGGTGATACTGTTTCTGATACTTCTATTAAAGGTTTCCAACCCAATGAGCAACTGCTTGCTCAAAATGAGATTACTTTTGGCACAACTCTGATTGAGATTGGGTCACCATTTGCACAACTCCTACCCGTTGATGCTACTGAAGTTGCATCCGCTGCATATATCAATGCTGGTGTTTACTTTATTAGAGGACACTTCGTTGATGTCCAATCAGCAAACCTGATCCTTGAGCAATATAGCAATAATCCTTCTTATAGAATTGGTCTGGAGGTTAGCGAATCAATCGTTACCCCAGAAGATGATCCATCACTAAATGACAACGCTGCTGGCACGTCTAACTACTCAGCACCTGGTGGTCATAGATTTAAGATCAGAACGACATTGGTTAAGAAAGCAATCAATGATTCGACTGACAAAAACTTTATCGAATTGCTGCGTATTAATAACAGCAAGGTTGAGCAGATGGTTGACCATACTGCTTATTCAGAATTAGAGAAGTCACTAGCACGTCGGACTTATGAAGAGTCTGGCGACTTTGTGATTGACACATTTACCATCAAACCAAGAGAGAATCTTGATGATGGTTTCAATAATGGTGTGTATACACCTTCACAAACATCAGCACAAGGAAATATCCCTACTGATGATCTTCTAACCTACGAGATCTCACCTGGTAGAGCATACGTTAAAGGTTATAGGACTGAGTTCTTAACACCTCAGTATGTTGATTCTCAAAAACCAAGAGACTTTAGTTGTGTTGAGAATGGTATTATCCACTTCAGACTTGGCAACTTTGTCAAAGTCTATGACATGTATGGTTGGCCCAACTTAACAGGTGAGGGTGTTAGTGATGCATATCAAGTTATCGAATTATATGATGACTGGAATCTTGGTGTTGCTAACACGGTACAAGGAACCCTGATCGGTAGAGCTCGTGCTGTGCAAGTGCAAGTTGATTCAAGCAACTTGTACGACATGTGGTTCATGGATCCACAAATGTTTACTGCTGTTAACTTTGCAGCTGGTAATAACAATGTTAGTGTTGGCGATGTCCTTAGAGGACGTACCTCTGGTGCTCGTGGATTCGTTGCTGATGCAGGAAGCGGCACATATTGTATGTTGGAGCAGGTCTCAGGTAACTTCCTTAATAATGAAGTTATGGAGAGAGATGGTCGTGTCATCGGTACTCTTGAGGCAGCACACTCATACAACCTGTCGGATGTCCGTCGTAGTTTAGGTAGAAATGACAGCAACGTTGTTACGTTTGCTGCAAACTGGTTGCTGAATGATGCAGCGTCTATTGAGTCCTCTACAGTCACCGTTGATTCAGCAACTAATCAGCGTATCGAAGGTTTCCGTACTAAATTTGCACAAGACCTGAGACCTGGTGACGTTATTACCACAACTCAGACTGCACTGACAGGTAATAATACTCTCAGAATTAAGAAGGTTAACCCACAGTTGATCTCTACCAGAGCAGGCAATAGTGCTACTGGTGCAACATCAACCATCTTTGATTACCTTGAGCAGTATGCTGAGATTGATACTGGTTTGACTAAGGGTACCGTGGCAGACGGTGAGTATGCTGAAGCAGTAAGGATGCGTCCTTTCATCTTCCAGAAAGATTATCAGAATGGTGAGTTGTCAATTGACGCTCCTAGAACTTCGATGAAGTCTATCTCTGACGAGTCATTCTTTGTATACAGGACGTTTGATAACAAGACCGTTGTTGCTGGTGGTGTAACTGTTTCCCTCCCCGAGTCCGAGCAGTTTGCTACGTTGGACAACGAAAACTATGTGTTGACTATTGTATCTGAGTCTGGATCTGCATTCAACGTTGGTGATAATCTAGATATTGACACACTCAACGATAGTGGAGCACTAACTGTTACGTTTGGTGCTGATGCTCAATCAATTACTATTTCTGGTCTGACTAATGTCAGTACTGCAAAACTGACTGCTTTGATCTCCAAGAATATTGTTACTAGGAAGATTAAGACAGCAGCAAAGATGCGTGCTTTAAAAGTTATCCGCACAAGAATTAATAATGACCAGACTAAGTATGGTTTGGCATATGGTAACTTGTATGGTACTCGTATTGAAGACGAAGAAATCTCATTTGCATTGAATGATGTCTATAAGATTCATGCTGTGTATGAGTCTGAAAATGATGCTGATGCTTCATCACCCTATATGGTGTTGTCAGAATCCACTTTCTTTGATAACGGATCTGTTGTTGTTGGTAAAACTTCTGGTGCTCGTGGTAGAGTCATTCAGTTTATCAACTCAACACTAAAATTATATTTCGTTGCTCTTAATGAAATCCCATTCATCCCTGGTGAAACCATTGATGGTGTGGATGATGATGGCGTGCCCTTGGTAGCAATTATTGATGACTCTGAGGGGTCAGTTGCAACAGGTAGTAAAGTTATTACAACCCAGTTTGAATTGGAAGGTGGTCAGAAGGCACACTTCTATGATGTATGTAAGTTGACACGTCTTCCTGGTTTCTCACCACCAATTCGTAAAATCCTTGTGATCTTTGACTACTTCTTGCATGAGTCTTCGGGTGACTACTTCTCATCCCAGTCTTATACTGGTATCATGTATAAAGAGATTCCCAAAAATAAACTGGATGGATCTATTAACTATGTCCGTGACCAGATTGACTTCCGTCCTGGTATCGGTGAATTGGCATCTGGCACTGGCACGGTCACTACACCTTACTATGTGAATTGTGCATCTCTCGATTTTGGTGCTAGACAATTCGATACTTCTGGTGGTGTTGGTGGATCTACTATCTTTGACATCCCTAAGGTCAATACACAATTCCGTTGTGACTATTGCTTCTATCTGCCTAGAGCAGACAAGTTGTATCTGACACACGATAACCAACTTAAAATTATTAACGGTGTATCTTCAGAAGATCTGCCACATCCTGACAAAATTGACAATGCAATGCTTCTCGCAACTATCGAGATGCGTCCATATGTCTATGATGTTGAGCGTGATATCCTGATCTATCCAGAGATTATCCGTCGCTATACCATGAAGGACATTGGGGATCTGGAGACCAGACTCTCTCACGTTGAGTATTATACATCTCTGTCCCTGCTAGAAGTACAAGCAGACAATACTAAGACATACGATGACAATGGTTTCGACCGTTTGAAGAATGGTTATGTTGTAGATGACTTCACTGACCACACTGTTGGTGATGTATTCAGTATTGACTATAAGTGCTCTATGGACTTCAAAGAGGGTCACCTCCGTCCAGCACACTACACGTCTAACGTTCCTTTAGAAGTCAATATGACTGCTTCTACTAACGTCGTTAAGACTTCTGGAAACATGTTGATGTTGCCTTATACTGATTTGGCAATCATTACTCAACCTTATGCATCTAGGACTGAGAATGTTAACCCATTCAACGTGTTTACCTTCATTGGTCGTATTGACCTGACACCTGCATCTGACGACTGGATTGATATTGAGCGTCTTCCTGCTCGTGTTGAAAACGTTGAAGGTGACTTCTCTGCGGTCTCTAGAGACCTTCAGATTGACCAGAATGGTTTTGCACCTCTCCAATGGGGTGGTTGGCAGACCAACTGGACTGGTGAGAGCCTGCAATCTAGCACCCAAGTAAGAAACAGATCTGGTAGTTTTGCCTCTGGTGGTCGTAGACTTGGTAGATTGGGTCACGGTCAAGGTCGTCAACCTCTGTTTGTGCATGAAAGACGCACCTATCGTGTTGTTAACAACCAGGCACGTCAAGGTGTTAGGACTCGTGTTACTCCTAAGATTGATCGCAAGTCTCTTGGTGATACTCAGTTATCACAAACAGCAATCCCTTGGATCAGATCCAGAAACATCGGTTTCAACATCGACCGTGTGAAGCCCCGCACAAGAATGTATTTCTTCTTTGACGGTGTTAACGTCACTGGTTATGTCATTCCTAAAGTTATTGAGTTAACGAAGTCTTCAACTTCTGACCCAAATACTAACGAGACTCCTTTCGTGGTTGGTGAAACTGTGGTTGGTCAGACTTCTGGAGCAAGAATGCAAGTTGCTCCTGCCAATGATGGTTATAAGACTGACCCCTATGGTGTTGGTGCCACTGGTCTTGCTGAGTCCTATGCATCACAGACTAACTTCTTGAATATTGACATCACTGCAATGGCAGAGACTGTTAATCCTAACTTCTATGGTAACGTCAATGTGGGCGAAGTCCTCCTTGGATTGACCTCTGGTGCTCGTGCTGTGGTAAGAGACCGTCGTCTTCTTTCTGATAACGTTGGTAATATTCAAGGCACATTCTTCATTCCTTCACCCAAGAATGATTCCAATCCTCGATGGGCAACTGGCACAAGGACGATTAGAGTCACAACTTCGGATACGAATGATAGGACTCCTGGAAATGTAGACTCTTCTGCAGATGCATCATACTCTGCATCTGGCACCTTGAGGACTGTTAGGGAGAATATCCTTGCTGTCCGTAATGCCGAGATTGTCCGTGACACAGTTAGTGATGAAAGGACAGTTATTACAACCAGAACTGAAAATCGTCAGATTGGTTGGTATGACCCTCTTGCACAATCCTTTATTGTTGATCAAGAAGGTGGCACCTTCCTAACAGGTGTTGACATCTTCTTCAGGACTAAGGACGCTAACATTCCTATCTCAATTCAGATTAGGACCATGGAAAATGGTTATCCAACTAAGGATATCCTTCCATTCTCTGATACTACTATCGATCCTGATATTGTTGAGTTGTCTGAAAACGCAAGTATCTCCACAAGATTTACTTTCAGATCTCCTGTATACATTAAGTCAAACATTGAATATTGTTTCGTGCTTCTGTCTGACTCCAACGAATATAACGTTTGGATCTCCAGAATGGGAGACGTTGATGTCTCAGGCACAAGGACAATCTCTGAGCAACCATATGCTGGTGTGCTCTTTAAGTCACAAAACGCTTCTACCTGGACTGCTGACCAGTATGAAGATTTGAAGTTTACCATGTATCGTGCTGAGTTTACTTCAAACTTCGGCACAGCAATCTTTAATAATGCTGCTCTTGGTAAGGGTAACGGTGGCATCCACAACCTGATTGAGAATCCAATTCAAACATTGAAGCCTAAGCAGACTTTACTTCTGCCAGTTGGAAACAACTATGAATTCACTGTTGGTGCAAGAATTATCCAGACTCCATCTGGAGCAGCAGGCACCATTACTGAGTTTGATTCCATCTCAGACCCTGAAGAAATTACTATTACTGACATTGAAGGCAACTGGTCTTCAGGTTTCTTAGATGCTAATGGTGATTCATTCCAAGGTATTGCTTCTTCACAATCAGTTGCAGTTATTAACCTTTCGGCAATTTTCAATGGCACGTTTGAGGTTGGTAACGAAGTTACTGGATCTGGATCTACTGCCGTTGGTGTTTGCACAGCATATGATTCTGGTACTCAGACACTGACCCTGAATTACATCAACAAAGCGTTTGATGTCGCAGATACCCTGACTGAGCCTGGTGGCACATCGGCAACTATTAGTAGCGTTAGTTATTCAGGTGACTCCTATACTGCCTATCCAACTCAGGCACCTAGCTTCCCTTCAGATGATAAGGAAGTGTTGGTTTACCACAGAAACCATGGTATGCACCAACGTAGTAACAACGTCAACATTGAAGGCATTATTTCAGAAGTGCCACCTACCACACTAACTACAAGTCTGAGTGCTGGTGCTTCTTCTATTCAGGTTAATGACGCATCACAATTCCATTCAATTATTGGTGGCACATCCATCGGTAACCTTAACCCTGGTTATCTGAAGATTGGTGATGAGATCATTCAATATTCTGCCATCTCTAGTAACGGTCAAGTAATTACGGTTGCGACCTCTGGTAGAGGAAACAATGGCACTGCTGATGTTGCTCACACTTCTGGTGAAGTAGTTGAATGCTACAACCTTGATGGTATCCCATTAACGGAAATCAATAAGGTCCATGCAACTATCTCTTGCCCATGGTTGGATACTTACATGCTGCACATTGATAATGTTGCAACTAACGGTATCAGAGGTGGTGGTACTAAAGTGTTTGCCTCTCAAAATGTCCAGTTTGAAACAGTCACACCTACAGTGTCAACACTTGTCTTCCCTGACACTCAGATTGTTGCACGTATGAATACCACTACCGCTACTTCAGTTGGTAATGGATCTACGACTGTTGATCAAAATTCCTTTATTAATAATGGCACATATGTGGACATTGTATTGAATGATCAAAATGTCTTCACCGCACCACAGATGGTTTCATCTGTTATTAACGAGCAAAACAAACTAAATGGTAACAAGTCCTTGACTATGACCATGAGTATGGAGACTGAGAAATCAAACCTCTCACCTCAGATTGACCTTGACCGTGTGTCTTTGATTACTACCAGTAACAGAGTCAACTACTGGCCTGGTGGACCTTCTACCTATGGTCAGCAGTCACAGATTGATATGACTCAAGATGTTTCTACTCTTCCAATTGGTGATCAGAATGATGGTGTTTATGTTACTCGCCTTGCCCGTCTAGGTAGAGAAGCAAGATCACTGAAGATTGACTTCCAAGTGACTCGTCATCCAGCAACCGAGCTTCGTATCTACTACAAGGCATTCAAGGTTGGTGATGCTACAGACACATCAACGATTGGATGGACACAGATGGATCTGCCTACTTCTAGTCAGAATAACGGTGAAGTATATGATACAACTCCTACAGAAGAATACCTCTGGAAGGATTATACATATGAAGCAAGGGGACTTAACTTCAACGCATTCCAAGTGAAGATCGTTATGAAGTCTAGAAACCAAGCAAGAGTCCCATTGCTTGCTGACCTCAGAGCAATAGCTTTAGCTACTTGATTTCAACCCTTACACGGTTATTATAATAATTATTCTAAATTATGTCAAGCGAATCTTCTTCTGACTACATAAAACCTTTTAACTCAAGCCTCATCCCCGTAGAGGGGAAAGAGGGGTGGTATAGGGATCCTGACTCAAATGCGATTGTAAATTGCAATCAGTCAGAATATGAAAATTATATGGCAGCGTATAACAAACGTATCAAGAAGGAAAGGAAGATGGAGACTTTACAAGATGAGGTATCTGGGTTAAAATCGGATATCGGTGAAATCAAAAACCTACTTAAATCATTACTACAGGGAGACAAACATGACAGCTGATGTGACTGAAACCGCAACTCAAGAAGAACTTCTTGAGCAATTCCGTAATCGCTACAAGTCTTTGTTGGATGAAAATCGTCAACTATCTGCAAAGATTAAAGATAATGAAGCAACCGCTCTTAAACTCTTAGGTGCTATTGAGACTCTAGAGTATCTCGCACCTTCCTCTGACGATGAGGAAACAGAAGAAGAGCAAACTGAAGAATGACCTTCTCCCCCTTAAGGGGGTTTTTTGTGACATAAATAAGTCAGACAGACTGTGTGCAGTTGTGCTAGGATCCTTTTAAGCAATGGCAAATAGAATACAATTAAGAAGAGACGGTGCTCAGCAGTGGGCAAACGTCAATCCTATCCTCGCCCAAGGGGAACTAGGCATCGAGATTGATACTTCACGTATTAAGATTGGTGATGGTGTTACCGCTTGGAACTCTCTCAGGTATGAGAGACCTATCGAGACGGAATCCAATACCGCTAACACTCTTGTTAAAAGAGATGCTGATGGTAACTTTGAGGCAGGTGCAATTACTGCTTCCCTTGTCGGTAATGCTGCTACAGCAACCCGATTAGCAAACGCTAGACAGATCGCCCTGGGTGGGGACATGTCTGGATCAGGTACGTTTGATGGATCCTCAAACCTGACCATTACTGCCGAATTGAATTATGTGGTGGCACTTCCCCACTATGATGAAAACGATCTAGCAGCAACTGGCACCTATACACGTATTACGGTTGACTCTCGTGGTCGTATTATCGACGCTGAGACGCCTACCAGTCTTGCTGAGTATGGTATTGGTGACGCC